ATAAAGTCCTGATTCTTCTGCACCCTCCTGGCCTGCCTCTTGTTCTTCTTCGGTCATTTCTGGTGCTTCTTCACCACTGCCGAAGATTAGTCTAACTGCCCAATCTGGTAAAATTTTCTTTGCCATATCTGATATGAATTTACCAATATCAATACCAAAGACATTCTTAAAGAAATCACCGATTGCCTTGAATGGTGCCTTGATTAAATCCCAAATACCACCAAACATATCTTTAAGACCACCGAACATCATGTCGAAGTCACCTGTAAATAGACCTTTAAAGAAGTCAAAGAATCCACCAAAGATTTTAAATATTGAATCTTTGATATCTATGAAGTATTGTATAACTGTATCAACAGCAGCTTTAAATTTCTCAGACTCTTCATACAGTTTCATACCTGCCAAGACTAAACCAACGATAGCTATACCTGCAAGTATATATGGAGCAGCTGCTAATAACATACCACCTGCAGTCATTAATAAACCACCTATGAACGCAGCGGCACCAGTAGCGAATGCAGTTAGTGTTGTCATCAATGCCGTTCCCGCAGCTGCGAGTGAAGTTCCTACGGCCGTGAATGCACCTCGAAGAGCCGTCATGCCACCTGAAAGCATTCCACCTAAAGATTTTTTAAGACTTCCCGCAGCTTTTCCGATTCCCTTTCCTGCATCTTGCATTACTCTTCCAAGATTACCCATAATCTTATCACCTAAGACTCCATCTCCACCAAAAACTTTACCTAGTGCATTTAACTTCTTGGTTGCACCATCAAATGCTCCCATGATATCCATACCTGTAAGTTCTTTAAGACCATCAGAGAAGTTTGAAAGTCCTTCCATTTGAGTTTCTTTAGACTTATCAATAGCAGCTTTTAATTCTTCAGCCGCACTTTCTTGATGTTTATGAATAGATGTTAATGACTCCTCATGTTCTTTAACAAAGAAACTTCTTCCTTTCATCTCTTTGTCTAAGAAGCCTCGTTCTTTACTAAATTTTTCAGTTAAGATTTTATCTTGTTGTGCCTCTTGTTCTGCAAGAGCGTTTTTGGCTTGTGTGAGTTCTGCTTGAAGTCTAAAGTCTAATTTTTGAATCTCATTTTCACCTGCTTTCTTTTCTGCATCTCTAACGGCTTGCATTGCATCAGCGAGGGCAGATTCTTTTTCAGATGCCATTACTGCATCTAAGTTAGTAATCTTTTGTTGAGTTTCTGCTTGTTTTATTAATGAGTCTCTTCTAAGTTTAGTAAACCTCTCTTCTTCTTTTTCAAGGCCTTGCATTCTTGCAACTTGACCACCAAAAACTTCTGATAGAATATCTTGTTGTTCTTCGGTTAGATTACTCCAACCCTTTTCTGCCATTTCAGTAGCAGCGGACATACCTTTGATAAGGTCTCTATTAAGAACGGCACCTTTAAATGTATCGGCAGATAGACCTTTAAACTCAGAAACAATTTTAGCTGCCTCTGGTCTCGTTTGAGCTAGACTAGAAATAACATTCTTAAACTCTTTTGTTGTTCCAACTGTAGACTCTTCTAAGTCTTTATTGAACTCATCACGAATGCTTTTTTCTTTATCTTTGGCCTGTTTAAGTTCGTCTACTAACTGTTGTCGAACCTTTTTTATTTCGTCATCTGCCATTTAAATTTTCCTTTATTTTCCGAATGCTTTTCCAGCTTCAGATATTCCAAATGCACCTAAAGTCACAACTACAAATGATGTATAAATTGTTTCAGAGACTTTTAAGTCTAAATCCCAAACTAGTGCTGTGACTAAGTCTGTTATACCGAAACACATCATTAAAAAGAATGAAATAAATCCTATGATTGCCTTTTCATTCAAGTCGTTGTCATCTAAGAACAAGTCTATAAACTTTCTTTTAGGTGGGTCGAGTTGCAACTTGGCCTTTCTAGCCTCTTCTTGCATCTCTTTGATTTTGTCTTCTGATTCGTCTAGTTTTTCGATAAGAGCCATATACTTATCTAAATCAATTTCCACCTCATTTCTGCTTAAATCTTTTTCGTCTGCCATTTTCTACTCCTCATAGTTAATCACGGCACACATAATATAAGTTAATTGTATTTTTTATTATCCTGTCTTTGCTTTTCTTGTTCCAAGTAGTTCAAGAGAAGATTCGTATAAATCTCCCTTTCCCACGGCATCATATCTTCTAATTCTGTTAATGAATAATTATGATGTTGCATCATTTGAAAGTTAGTGTTATAATAATTAAACACCGACTCGTGTGAAAGGGCTATTAAAAAAAATTTTGTAGCCCTTGTAGAACTCTACTTTGTTTAGTTCCACATAGTTCACATTTAAATTCTACTTCCTTTTGTAGTTTAGGAGCATTCTCAAAGAAGTTAGATAATTTACCTAGTTGGTCCATAGTTAAGTTTTCAATAAACTCATCTACATCCTCATCGGTAATATCGTTCCTTTCGTAGACACTTTCTGAATCAAAAATCCTATCTACAGATTTATTTAATAGATAGAATATGACTTCGTTCTCAGGCATTTCAGCAACACCTTTTGTATCTCCTACTTTGAGTAATCTCAAAACTACTCCAACATCATCACTAATCATTATAGTATTATCAGGTATTTCACCATTTACTTCTACTTCTTCAAAGTTAATAAGTGCATCTCCTGTTCCTGAGCAGTCATTTTCTTGACATTTCATTTTAACAGTTGCAGATTCACCAACAGATTTTGAACGAATCTGAATGAACAACCATTCAAGGTCGACCATTGCAAGTTCATTCGAATCTACTTCTCCAAAGGTAACAGTATTAATCATATTTTTGACAGCTTCAAGTGACTCTTCTTGGTCGTCACCTTCTTTTGCCAACATCAATACCTTTTGTTCTTTTACAAGAAAAGGTCGGAACTTTATTTCACGACCATCACTTGGTAGCATCGTCTTATAAGTCGGTGCTGATTGGATTGGTAATCCCATAATTTACTCCATAATTTTATACTAGGTTATCCTAGTAGTCCACTAAGTCTTGACCCAGCAGAATCTAAATCGTTTAGTTTACCTAACATGTCTTTAGATTTACCATTGAATCGACTTGCGACAGTAAGACTCTCTCTTGCTAAATCAAGATATCGTCTCCCTTTATTTAGTACCGAAAGTTTAGGTGCTTTACCATATTCGGTATCAAAAGTTTTAAATGCAAATTTGCATGTAAATTTCATTAACGCTGCATCTCCCATTGTAAGAGGCATTGGTTCGTAAGAGATTGGAAATGCATCATAGAATTTATACTTTAATGCCATTGAATCATCTCTTCTAAATTGTTCTATTTCTATTGTTCCGTAATAATCTTTTGGATATTTAAAGATTGGTTTAATACTATTACCGTCTTCTTCTGTAAAGATAGAAGATTGCCATGCTTCGATAATGTATCTATCAAAGAAACTTGAATCACAAAGAAATGCAAAGTCTACTTCATTTGTATTGTTTACTTGTGTTACTTTCTTTGTAGTTGTTCCTGTTGTATGAAAATCTTTTGTTGTTAAACTTCTTCCTGGAAGAGACGCAGTTTCACATCTAATTCCTTCAACACTAAAATTACCTCCTGGTCCAAAAATGTTGACTGCAAATCTATTACTCAGAGCACCAGCATCAAAGTTTCCTTTTATCTTATCGACACTTGATTTACTATTTTTAAATATATTATTAAAAAAATCCACTAAAATTTCTCCCTACTTTCTGCATATACTGTATTTGCATTTACATTAAACTGTTGAGATGGTAACATCACCATCATGTCCCAATAATCCATAGGTATTTCTGATATCCTAGAATCTATATGACTGAATAGATATCTCTTTACACATGGTTTTGCATACCTAAGTGTTGAAACTGATTTTATTAACTGATAAGATAACATAACTCGTCTCTCTTCATCGTTATCAGTCTCCATTGCAATTTCATATAGACTTAAAAGTAATGGTGTTCGATATCTAGGTGCAATATAGTGTAGATTTATACCCATAAAGCCGTCAGATAACAAATCAAAGCAAATTATGAGTGGGAATCTATCCCAATAAGGCATTGTTTGTTTGTATTTTGCATCATAGAGATACATATACATTTTACCTAACTCAGGTCTCGCTACTACTGGAAAATCATCATCAGTTAGTAACTTATTTACTGGTTGTCTTATCTTTCTAAGTCTTAATTTAAACCAATCTAAACTTTCTTGACTTCTCCTTTCTGTTTCAAGTGGAGTTTCACTTTGTATTTGTTCAAGTAAGTCTAACATACATACTATTTATGTATTATGTAAGGTGGTCTTCAGTTAAAATTCGAAATTTTAGCTTTCTTTCTTTACAAAAGTCTTCGGCCGCTTTAAATTTTGCTTGATTTATGGCATATGTAGCAACTTCGTTGAGATATCTCTTAGTTTGTCGTTTAGGAGGCTTCGGAGGCAGTAATTGTTTCTTCGGTTTGACTTCAATCACTTCTCTTACTGTTTGACCAGAGGAATTTACATATTTTATGTAAAAATCGGGGAAATAACGATGAACTCTCTTGTCTAAAGGTGATTTATAAGGAATTACAACTTCCTCACTTCCCCATTCGATGACATTTTCGTTATTATCGCAATAAACCATGAATCTACGCTCCCATAGCGAACGATAGAAGATTTTTGTTGGGTCTCCTTTGTATTTTTTATAGTTCTTTGGTTTAAACTTACCACTGTATGACATAAATAGATGTATATAACTCGTTTAAGGATATTTATATGCCCAACATTAACAAAATTTTAAGTAAAGTAAACCAGGCAAAATCAGCAGTTTCTAGTGCAAAAGGAATCAAGTCTAAACTTTCAAGTATTAACTATACCTCAGTAATCAACTCAAATGAGTTAGAAGCACAAGCTGAAATTGCAAAACAGACTTTAGATAAAAGAAAAGCATCTTTACAGAAGTCTTTAGATGCAAACAATACTGCAAAGAACAAGGCAAAGAAATCTCCAGATTCAGCATACATAGAATTGCAATATCCTAGAGATGAACTACACGATAACTATATCGTATTTAGAAGTAGACAAAGAATCAATCGTCAAAGAAGAAGTGAAGACGGTAAAATGAAACAGGCGACTGGTGTTGGTATGAGTGCTGATTCAAATAGAGCATCTTTGATGAATACGGCAGACTCACAAGTAGAAATTGCATTACACATTCCTTTAACATTAGAATCGGACGCTGCTGTTAAGTATTCTGCTAAAGATGTTGGTTCACTTGCAAGAGGAGTTCAACAAGGTGGTGCTGGTGGATTTATTCAAGGTATGATTCAAGGACTATCACAAGCTGGTCAAAAGTTATTAAACAGTATGACTGGTAATGCAATGTTTATTATGCAAGGTAAAGCAGTTAACCCTATGCAAGAAATGTCATTAGAGGGTATCGACTTCAGAACACTATCTTTTTCATATACAATGTCACCAACATCTGCTGAAGAGGCAGATATGATTAGAGATATCGTTTACTATTTCAAAACTGCAATGTTACCTGATACATACCCAGCGTTAGGTGCTGGTCAGTCAGATGCAGAAGGATTCTTCAACTATCCAAATACATGGACTGCAGAATTAGAAGGACCAATTGCAACGAGAGTTGATGGTTATCTTCCAATGGTTTTACAAAACTGTAAAGTTGTATATGAAGGAGATTCAACATCAATGACTTTCTTCAAAGATGGACAACCAACAAGTGTTAAAATGGACTTACAATTCCAAGAACTCAAAATACTTACACAAGAAGCTTATCAAGAAATTACTGCTCATCCAAATGGTGCAAAATCAGGACTTAAATCTATGCCTAGTATCATTGACCAAAATGCAACAGGTGATACAACGAATATCGAAGCAGGAGAAGCTGCTGAACAGGCAGTCAAAGAGAACTCAGAAGATAAGAAAAATCCATAAGGTATAAAATATGTCAAATCAATTATTCAAAAACTTTCCAGAAATACAATACACTTTATCAACAGGTAAAATTGTTACCATAAAAGACTTCTTTAGAAAGTCTATGATTGAACAAGATGCCGTTAATAGTGTAATTAGTTACACATATTATGAGATACAAGATGGTGAAAGACCTGATGTAGTTGCAGATAGATTATATGGTGATAGTGAATTGCATTGGACATTCTTCTTAGTCAATGATATGGATAACTATTATCAATGGCATAAAGATAATGTCACATTTGAAAAATACATCAATGAAATGTATCCCGAATATTGGTTAATTGCAAGTGATTCAACAGACATAGTATCTTCATCAAGTAAGTGGTTATTAGGTGAGATTATCGAATCATCTTCACAAAAAGGAAATGTCATCTCAGTTCAACCCACATTCAATAGGATAGGTGTTGCAGGTGGAAGTTGGAATGCAAATGATGTAGTCACAGGAAAAGTAAGTGGTAAATCATTTACTGTATCATCAGTTGTAAACGGACCTGATGGTATTGACCACTATGTTAATTCAGAAGGACACAAAAGAAATAATTTAACAACAGGTTTTACACCTGTCACATATTACACACATGATTATGAACAGAATGAGACTAATAGAAAAATAAAGGTTATTAGACCTGAATATATAAGAAGAGTTGTTTCAGAATTTGAAAAAGTAATGGCATCATAATGGCAGAATCCCCACTAAAACAAGGAGAATTCTTAGTAGAATCCTTTGCATTAATAAACCAATTTGGTGAGACTTTAGATATCTCAGGTATAGTTGGTGAATTCTCAATGTCTGAGAGTATACATCGGAAGTTTGCAACAGGTGTCGTTGGTATTGTTGATGGTCTTAATCTATTAAAGAACTATCGTTTTACTGGCCAAGAGTTTATTCGTATATCACTAAAACAAAAAGAAGGAATGGGAGATACTGCAGATGCATTATACAGTATTGATAAAACATTCAGAGTATTCAAGGCTGATAGAATATCAAGACAATCAGAAAAAATTCAATCGTATCTATTAAGTTTATGTGAACCTAGAGTATTCAATCTTAGAAGAACAAGATTGAGTAGAACATTAAGAGGTTCTTATGATGACATGTTAGAGAATATCTTAGTAAATGAAGCAAAGATTCCTATGGAAGAATTTGACCATTGGGAAGAGACTAAACCAGATAACTTTCAATTCATAGTTCCTAATTGGACTACAAATCGTATTATAGATTATTGTGTTAAAAATGCAAACATAGGTGGTCAGACTAATTATAGAAATGCTATGTTCTTCTTTCAAA